AGTGGATTAAATGGATACACTACAATTCATTCAAAAAGCAAAAGAAGTTCATCTTGATAAATATGATTATTCTTTTGTTATTTATAAAAATTGTGATACAAAGGTGATAATAAAATGTATTGGATGTAACAATATTTTTGAACAAATACCATATAACCATATAAATAAAAAAGCAGGATGTATTGAATGTAATATTTCACAAAAAAAAGAAGATACTTTAGAATTAAGATTCAATGATTTTATAAAAAAAGCAAAAGAACTTCATGGTGATAAATATAATTATTCTAAGGTTAATTATACAAATTCAAAAACCCCTGTTATTATAATTTGTAATACTTGCGGTAATGAATTTGAACAAATAAGAAATACACATTTAAAGGGCGACGGTGGTTGTAAAGAATGTTTAAAAAATAAATTAAAAAAAGATATGACATTTACAAAGGAAGAATTTGTACTAAGAGCAAAAGAATTTCATGGTGATAAGTATGATTATTCACAAGTAAATTATATTAATTCACAAACTCACATATTAATAAATTGTATTCCTTGTAATTTTCAATTTAATATAACACCAAATAATCATTTACGAGGAAAAGGTTGCAAAAGATGTGCTAATAAACTAAATGCTGAAAAAAGAAGAAAAACAAACGAACAATTTATTTTAGAAGCAGAAAACATACATAAATATGAAAATAATATTCCAATTTATGATTACTCTCAAGTAAATTATATATCAACACATAAAAAAGTAAATATTATATGTAAAGTACACGGAAGTTTTGAACAATGTCCATCACATCATTTATCCGGTAATGGATGTAATAATTGCGCAATAGTTAATCGTGCAAAAAAACAAACATTCACAAAAGAAGAATTTATCCAAAAAGCAAAAGAAGTTCATGGTGATAAATATGACTATTCACAAGTTAATTACATTAATTCGCAAACTAAAATAACTTTAAAATGTAATGCGTGTGAATATGTATTTGAACAACAACCTAATTCACATTTGCAGGGTTGTGGTTGTGATAAATGCGCCCATAAAATTAATCACGAAAATCAAAAATTAACTAAGGAAGAAATTATTGAAAGATGTAAGAAATCACATGGTGATAAATTTGATTATTCATTAGTTAATTATACTAATATAAATACACCAATAAAAATAAAATGTAATAAATGCAATAATGTATTTGAGCAACTACTTACTAATCATATAAAACAAAATAAGGGTTGTCCTTTTTGTGATTGTAGAATAACAGAAAAAATATTACACGACTATTTACAATCTATATATCCAAATATAATTAAACAATTCAAACAAAAATGGTGTAAAAGCAAAAAATATTTACCATTTGATGCGTGCATTCCAGAATTGAATATAATTATTGAATTAGATGGATTACAACATTTTCAACAAGTAATGAATTGGAAATCTCCAGAAGAAAATCAGAAAACTGATAAATATAAAATGAAATGTGCTAATGAAAATAAATATTGCGTAATAAGAATACTTCAACCTGATGTATTACATGATAAATATAATTGGAAGGAAGAACTACTGAATAATATTGAAAAAATAAAAAAAGATAATATTATTCAAAATATTTACATGTGTAAAAATAACGAATATCAATATTTTATTTAGTTCCCTTCTTCGTGTAACTTTAATTTATCCTTTCGTTTCATTCTTTCACTTGAAATATAAAAAACAATAAGAAGATTTTTTCCAATAATATAAATATCATTAGCATGTGTGGAATGAGATTTTTTACAGTTGCTAAGAAACAATTATAGGAGGGTTTGAAAGGGAACCTGGGTTCCCTTCTACGAAGCAATCCTATGTTATTCGCCAGCGTTAAAAATAGAAAATATAATTCACTATAAAATACTATATACAATCATGCAAATTGGAATCATTGGAAACGGATTTGTAGGAAAAGCGACAAGACAATTGGAATGCGAGGCTATCAAAACATTGGCATATGATATCAATCCCGACCTATGTTCCCCTGCTGGGCTCACTTTAGAAGACATGAAAGTATGTGACATTATTTTCGTAAGTGTTCCTACTCCAATGAACAAGGACGGCTCGTGTTACTTGAATATTGTTCACGCTGTTTTGAACAATTTAAAAGACGCTGGGTATGAAGGTTTCGTTGTAATTCGTTCCACCGTTCCTGTTGGAACCTGTGATGAACTTGGTTGTTATTTTATGCCAGAGTTCTTGACGGAAAAGAATTTCATCAATGATTTTATAAACAACAAAAATTGGATATTTGGACTTTTAGGCCAATCTACTGAGAGAGATGAAGAGTTCAAAGTAAAGATTACGCATTTGATTCAGCTAGCACAAGACGCTGGACAGATCATATACAATCGCATTTCTTTTTTGAAGAATAAAGAAGCGGAGATGGTGAAGATGTTCCGCAACTGCTATCTTTCCGCAAAGATTTCCTTTTGCAACGAAGTGTATGAGTTTTGTGGTGTCAAAGGAATTGACTATGACAGTGTTCGCCTGATTGCGTGCGATGATGATAGAATCGCGTTGAGCCACACTGCTGTTCCTGGACACGATGGAAAACGCGGATTTGGCGGAACTTGCTTCCCCAAAGACACTTCCAGTTTACGTTATGAAATGCGTAAGAGCGGCATGACACCCATTCTCATGAACGCAGTCATAGAGAGAAACGAAACAGTGGATCGTGTAGAAAAAGATTGGAATGATAACCTTGGGCGAGCGGTGGTATAAACTATTAGCGGGGAACCCAGGAAAAACGTAGTGGAAGCGCAGCGCCCTTAGCAACCGAAGGTTGCCCAGTTGGAGCCGGCAGCGAAGCTTGCCGGCTCTAGACCTTCCTATAATTGTTTCTTAGCAACTGTAAAAATCTCATTAGCATATGTGGAATGAGATTTATAACTGTGCTAATATAAAGATTTAAGGAGGGTTTGAAAGGGAACCTGGGTTCCCTTCTAAGTACCTAACAGGAAATTAGCTATGTCCACCCGGTTGCGCAGCAATCCGAAAATTGATATTTTAACGAATCGTAAAGATTATTATTCCAAAAATATGAATCTCATTAGCAAATATGGAATGAGATTTTTATACTTGCTAAAAAACAATTATAGGAGGGGGCGAGCGGGGGAACCTGGGTTCCCCGCTACAGGAAATTCTGGGCGTAAAAAGTCCAAATCTACTTGTAAAAAAACAAGGAGTGATCCAATTAACAAAATTAAAAATGCGACTATGTTTATTACAACAATTTTGCTATAAACATATGCTATAGTGTAACCGGGCTCGGGTTTTTTATCTAACTGTAACAATAGTATCAACTTTTTGTAAAAAGATACAATGATATACGCTACTACACTATAATTTCCCCAATTTTGTTTATTTTCTGTTTCTGGAAACAGTTGATAACAAAGTGGCTCATGATACATAACTCCGAAAAATGTTTCATAGTCCCAGTCTAAAATTTTTTTTAAATAATCATCTCCTTTATTCAAAAGTTTCTCTCTATAAGGCTTTGTAAATACACAACAATGCATTCCAGCAAATACAGTGTAGTAATGATTAAAGAAGATACTCTTCCAATAAAAAGGAAAAGACATTAGAGGCACACACCCTAGTGTGTATATCATGTCTTTTTCTTGGTTCTCTTTCAAAAAAAAGTTGATCTCCTCTTGGACATCTTTATTCAGTATCTTCTCTTTGAAAAAAAAGTCGTCTTCCAGGACAAGAATATTTCTGTATTCTCTTTTGTTTGCATGTTTGAATATCTGTATGTTGTTGTCTACTATATCCGTCAATGTGCTGCAAATATGTTTATTTTCCGGGAGTTCATGTTTTTCTTTCCAGCCAGGTGTTTGGACAAGATATATGGTTTTTGTTGGTTGATACATTTTTAATTGTTCTTTCACTTGATCAAGCCGCCCATTACCCGCCTTATGGATTATGTAAGTAGCATCTACACTTTTATCCAAAAAACCAATTAAAAATCCAACTTTACCATCTTGTCTTTTTTTTATTTTTATTTTTTTAATTGTTGTTTCCATTAAAAAAATAAAAGACTTAAATTTGCGATAAACCCCGCACACCCCTACCAGAGGACATGTCTACTCAAATTGTTTGCAGAATAACGGTTGTTCTTCCAGTCTCCGCGCATATACTTTGTACGCGTCAAGTAATTTTGACGTCTTTGTTTGTCGTGGTGTTTCGTAAAATCTTCGTAGCCCATTTGCCCAAAATTTACCCACTTTTGGTGTTTTGGATCAAAGATACTGTATTTTTTTTCCGGGTTTCGCGCAGGATAAAGCTTTGCAGTTTTGCCTAAATACTTGTGTGCCATTCGTTGCGCCTGTCTAGGATTGGAATACAGCTTTATACGTTTTGGAAATGATTTTACTTTCAATGTCTTTACCTTTCTCGTTTTATTTTTGTTCATATTATAGAAACACAAAAAATTAACGAGCGTGTCTTTTGCTTCTACTTTTTCTTGCGGATCTTCCGCTACGACCTCTGGATCGTAATCGTCCTCCTCTGAGTTTTTTTGATTTGTTAGACCTTTTTCTTTTACCTCCAGAAAAAGCAGTAAGAATAACTGCCAAATCAGCACCACTCGTTCCAGCTCCAGTGTTTCCCGCGCTTCCAGATGGAGATAACTGCGCTAATGCGTCTTTGTAATAATTATCCCCGTAATTTTTTTTTACGACTTCAACTAATTCAAGACTTTTTTGTATAAGATTATTTACTTCTGCTATTTTGTTCTCTGTTTCTGTTCTCTGTGCTTCAGTTAATGTAGTATCTTGTACTTTTGTTTCTAAATATGTCTTTCTATCTACATGATACTTAGTAAAAACATTTTCTAATGAATGAACTTCAATAAGATCAAACTTGTCCAGAGGTTTACTCGTTTCTAACTTTTCGTTTATACGATCAATTGTTTGTTTAGCATGATTAAATACCGATAATTTATACCACCACTCTGAACTTGGTTTTGTAAGTTTTCTACCTATTCCACGTATCGCTCCAATAATACTGGTCATTCTGTTGTATTATGTTAAGAATAAAACATGAAATCGTGCCCATAAAGGATTTTTTCGTTGAGCTTACTTGTTAAATATCCAAACTCACCGTATTCTTATCGGACTTGGGTCTACGTTTGCTCTTCTTGGGCAGGTTTCCGTCTCCTTGCAACTCTTTCAAGTCATTCAAGCTAATCATACTGTTATTGTTAGAGTTGGCCCCTACATTACTGTTACTATTTTGTTGTTGTGGTGCCTCTTGAATATTGATCGTCTTTGTTTTTAAACCAGACAAGATATCGCTTATATCACTAGGTCCTTTCATCTCTTGACGTCTGGAGCTACGCTCTGCACCAGAAGACTGCATAAAAGAAGGCGCAGAGTCACTAAAGTTTTCTCTAATGTTGATACCGTCATTCATATTTACATTTGCACTAGAGAAGTTAGGTCTAACGCTTGAGAAAGAACTACTATTGTTTCCACCGCGATCACGCGAGGGAGGAGGTCCCATAGGTCCCTGTGTTGCCATAGGAGGAGGAGGTCCGTTCATGGATCCAGGATCCATCAATCCGCTCATAAACCCAGCGAAACCAGGATTGCTCTGTCCCATGGAGTTCACCGCCGCACTCTGGAATTGACGCATCAAGTCGGGATTTTGACGCATGATATCGTCCATTCCAGGCATAGCAGACTTGAACATCGTGTTAGTCATGTGCACCATCATTGCACTTCCACCCAGCTGGAACATCAACTTGAGTTCTGGTGCCATAGAAGCCTTGGACTTGTACTTCTCATATAACTCACCAAAAATCTCATCATAATCGGTAATATTCTCATTGATTTGCTCGCCCCACCCGTCCAACTTGATGTCAAAAGGATCAAAGCGTCCGTTCAAAAACTCAATTCCGTTTACAATCGCCATCATCATATTGCCCTGGAATTTCACAGAGTTTTGCTTGTTTTTCTCCTCCATAATGGTCTCATATTCACCTTGCATCTCCAAAAGAGGCGACTCCATGGTGTACTTCTTGGAAATCTCCACACCCTTCTTCTCTAAAGCCTCCAACTTTTTCAAATACTTGAACTTCTCTCTCAATAGTTCTTCTTTGCTCATCTGGGGTTGTTTGGGGGAACCGTCACTGCCTTGATCTGGGTTCATAGGAATGTTGTTAAACTTGCCATATCCGTCCCAAGTAGATGTTGTTTCTTTTTCTTGACCATAAGAAGATGATGATGAAGAGCTGGATCCAGATCCAGATCCAGATCCAGGGCCAGAGTCATCAAAGCGAACGGAAAACTTTTCACTGGGTCCGCTACTGGTAGACCCAAATAAATCAGATTTGGCCTTATATGTTGATCCACCCATAGGTTCACTAGAACCAAGTTGAATTGTTTCGTCTGCTAGTTGATTCAATTCGTCTTCCAAATTGTTAATGTCTTCCAAATTTATATCACTAGTTGACTTGCTAGATCCTTCTTTTACTTTATCGTTCATTAATAACTCTAGACCTCCGCCAAAGTTGGAGGATCTTGCTCCTCCGGCTCCTCCGGCTCCTCCGGACCCAAAGCTCATTGTCTTAGAATTCTTGTTATCATTTAAATCAAAGCTTGAAATTTCAATAATGTCGTCCATGCGTGTCTTTGTCTATTACTACACTTACTAGAACATTTATTTTTAAGTCTTACGAACAATACTTTAAAAAATAGAGGATAACCCAGGTTCCCCGCCAAAGTTTGTTTTGCGCGTTTTTTCTAAAAGCGTTTAAGATATGCGCACCCCTGTAAATACGAATCTGCCAAATCGTCCTTCTTCTTGTGACTTTGAAAATACTCAATAAAAGAACAATTTTTTGTATCATCTTTCAACAACTCTAAACATTTTGACACGCCCATTTTTTTACGGTCGCTATAACTGGTATCATCTTTTTCCTTTTTCTCTTTTTTTTCACCATTCGTCGGGTGTTCATCAAATTGTTTCAACTTGTTGGCAGAAGAAAAGAATTCAATACGTTGATTTGTATCTTTCATTATGAAATATTGCGCGATCATACCTTGTATAGTTTTCATACGATTTGCAATGGGGCTAATTTGATTTTCAATGATTACACAGTCTATTTTGTCATTCGGGTCAAAGATTTGATCAAAGCGTATCTTAATGTTTCGTCCAACAGTGATCAAATCAATCTTGCTTGCATTCGTTTCTTGCACAGGTTGAAAACATTGACTCGTGGAATATTCATTCAGCATTGCAACAAGGTCACATTTTTTAGTTGGCATTTCGTATTTCAAGTTGTACTTTGTTGCTAATTCATAAAGTTTTTGAATTTTTTGTTTATTTATGTATGAAGGATTAAGCTCTGAGGTTGGAATTTGGAAAGTCTGTTTCTTCGCATGTTTCAAGCAAAAACACTTTCCATTTTTTGAAAATTTTGCGGGTTTATTACAAGATTCTGTTTTCTCAATAAAACCACACACTTGCGCTTCTTGCTCTGCGATATTTATACAATCCCATTTTTGTATACAGGTTCCATCAAGCAAACAAAACGCTAAATTTTTAATCCCAACATCAATGCTTAATATTTTCATTGACCTTCTTTTCTTTATCTATGGAAATAGTTTTAACTTTGCATAAAAAAATATCTTATAATACAAGAAATCGTAATGTCAAGTAATACTAATACTAATACTAATGCTAATATAAAAATAGCAATAGTTATGTGGTATGATGAAAATATTAGAAGTTATGGTGATGTAAATTATCTTATTAACAAACAATACTGTCAAAAACACGGTTATGATATTATTCAATCAAACAAAAGATTATACGCGGATAATGAGAGAACTCCGCATTGGGAGAGAATACCGCTTATGTTGAAATGTTTAACAAATATTGACCGTAAGTATGATTATTTAGTTTGGATAGATGCAGATGCTCATTTTTATATAGATGCGTATCCAGTCACTTCTATTATTGAAAAGTATCCAAACAAGTCCCTGATTTTAAGCGGAGATTACCCGCACCTAAATACCAGTTGGGAAATAAATAGTGGTGTGTTTATCTTAAAAAACAACAAAGAATGTTTTGATATTTTGATGGCCTGGGGTTATTCAGATATTCTAGAAAAGGTAGCAAAAAAAAATATACACAAATACGGAAATTATAAAGATCAGAAAGTGTTACGACTCATGTACGACAACAACATACTCAATATAAAACAAAAAAGCGTTGTCATTCCTTATGGAATTTTTCAACATTTTTTCCCGAAAAGTAAAAAAGAATTGATGCAGAGACCTTTAATATGTCATTTGGCAGGATCAGACACAATGACTCGTATTCAACATTCTACAGATTACTATATGAAAGCTATGTCCACAGGTGCCCCAAAAATTGAAATTTAAAAAATCCCACAAGGAGGTTTTTTCCAATAGTATAAATCTCATTAGCATATGTGGAATGAGATTTTTACAGTTGCTAAGAAACAATTATAGGAGGGGGCGAGCGGGGGAACCTGGGTTCCCTGCTACATTATGTTAACATGAATACCTTTTGTGAAGAAAATGTGTGATATGCAAAATTATAAAAAAAATATGCCATCTGAATCTCACTATTCGGTTTGAATTTCTCTCTAACGCTGTTTAAGATAACTTCGTTGTGTGAAATGTTTTCTATTGCCAAGTAATGAAAATCTGTTTTGGGAATTGTCAATGCAAGCGCACAATGAAACCCATCTATGAACGTCATCTTTTCTGTTTTACAAATGGAGGCAAAGAGAGAAAGATACTCTTTTCCCTTTTCAATGTATGTACAAACTTTGCGAAAAAAGTAAGCTGCAAGAACACTGTCGTTCACTGTATCCATCAAGGTATAAACGTACATGTTGTCCGTCTTTATCAAGTCAAGCACATTTGAAAGTTCTGGACTAATACAAATATCAAACTCGCTGCGCGTATCTTTCATAAAATCTAGTAAAAATCGTATGTTATGTCCGCTGCATTTTACAACTTTGAATGCTGGATCCATGGGTGGTCTTTTAAACCAAGTTTCCATAGAAAAGCCAACTGTAGTATATAGGCATAGTGGAACTATTCCAGTGATCTGCCCCTCGCGTTTGAATAAACTAACACAAATCTTGGTATTTTTGCGTCGTTGATTATAATGATGCGTTTGAATAATTTGTGGAGCAGTGCCTTTTTTTCGGTGCATTGTGTTAACACATAAATAGTCAACATAGTATGCGTAAAATGTGTTCCATTTATCTTTTTGTCGGCGTTCTTGTATCATAATTTGTAGAGGTCTTGTTGTCATGGCACCAATAACCCTTTTGTTTGAAATGAAAGACAATGCATCTTCTTTCTTTGTCATGTCTTGTAAAACTTCATTCGTGTAATAAAAAGAAAAAAAACAGGGGTGATTGTGTCCAGTAAAGTAAGGAACGATATTTTCTTCTTTTGGGGAGAATCCCACCTCTCCTTGTTTCATATAGTGTTGTTGAATCAAATAAATAAAATCTTGTAATCTGTACTTTTGTGTTGTCAGTGTATCAAATGTAACAGTTTCAATATCTGTTAGATTCGTGTAACGATTTTTTTCTGGTAACTCGTGTTCAATAATTCCACATGGAAACAAATAATATTTCCAGTCATAATAATGAAATACCGGTTGGTAATACCAGAAGCCGTATGCAAGACGAATATAAATATGAGCTATCAAAAAAACCAAGAAAATAAAACAGATGATATATGGAATAATGTGTGCAGGAGGAATGTAATGCAGCCACATCTAATATTTTTATTGATTTCTTACTAAAGCGACGTAAAAAATCAATTAGAAGGGAACCCAGGGTTTAGCAGGGAACCCAGGTTCCCCGCTATAAAGATTCAAGGAGGGTTCGCTGAAGCGAAGGGAAAGCGCCGCTTTGTGGCGCGATGAGGGTCGCGAAGTGACCCTGAACTCTGGGTTCCCTTCTAGGTTCCACAAATAAGGATAACATCATTTACTTTTTGTGGTAAAAAGTGTTGTACCACGCTGTGAGCGATGAATACATATCGGTTAGCATTTATAATATGTATTTTCTGCAAGTTGTGTGAGTATTTTTTGGAAATTAATTTGGCAAGTCCTATTCCCACGCGAATTTCTAACAAATGTTCAGTAGAAAATCCTTTCGCATCAAATACCCATATCCATGGTGCGTCGCCATGTTGCGAGAGAATTCCATCATAATGATTCAATATTCCTTCATAGTCATCATATTTTTTTGCTGCGGCCGGACAAGTATAAAATGTTCGTATACCAGTTTCTTTATCATAGCACAACTCGGAGAAAGAATGACTTCCTGGTTCTTTTTCACAAACAAAGCAAACAAATGATTCGGACATTTAAATAGAGCGTCTATCGGCTGTTATAGCTTAGGAATAAAAGTTTCCCCAAATTCATTCATCTTCTCCAATTTCTCAATTGTTTTTTCTAAGTTGGTCGCCTTGATATTTTTGAACAAGTAATCCGTGTTGGGACTTTTTTCGTTTTGCTTGATTTGTTTGTAAATGAAATCAATCTTGCTAGTAGTATTAGCTACTGTTTCCTTGACTTTTTCTTTCAGCATGTCTTCTGTCAAAACTACATTTTCCGTTAAGAGAGAAGTCGCCAAGTACATGATGTACTTTCTTTTTTTGTAGTTTGTTGTAGTGTACCTCAAACAAAAGAGTCGCAACAAACATTGAATTATTTTTTGTATAAGAGGAGACCTCGTGTCGCTTTCTTTCATTATTGCGTCCCATACTATCCAAATCAAGTCTTTTTGATATTTCCCCTCAACTGGCATCATGGCTCTTCTCTCACAAAAGGATTTTTCTTTCTTGGTTTTCTTAATGGATTCAAACTCCATAATCCACTCCATCCAATAACATGCCTGAATTGTATTTTGTCCGTCCTTAGATAAATGAAACGCTAATTCATTTGTTGCAACAAATAGTTCTTTGGGGTCTTCTGGAAAAACAACGGGCAAAGCATAATTACGATTGGGTGCTTTCAACCGCTCGCTCAAGTTTTCTGGTAAGAAATCATCACGCTTCACTTTGATTTCATCGTAGCTATGTTTTCTCTCCATTTCACACAAAATGGAAACGATTTCTGCAAAAAGACGGCGCATCTTGTCATTGTTTCGCATTTTGAGTTCCATTCCGGCGTATCCATTATTCATAATTCCCTTGAATGTTTGCAGACGCATATCCAAGAGAACTGCAAGTTTGGGATTACCGATATGAATGTATTTGCTGTAAAAAAATAAAATAACTTCCCACAAGTCGCTAAAATGCCCAGAACAAACTAATTCTGCACTCCAGTAACAAGATGGTTCAAGTTTGCTGTTTATAAAACTATTCAAGAGTTCTCTTTTTACGTCCCCCTTTTTGAATCCGGAAAAAGTCATTCCTCGGAATTCTTCTGATTGCCGTATATCATTTATTTCTGAATCAGCGGAAGACATGATTGTCCACTACTATACAAGAGTTGAAAATTATCAAAGAGTAAACGGGTATCTCCTTTAAGCCCGTTTCGCGAAATATAATAATCCACCCAAAACAACTTAAAGCCCGGAAAAGTTTTGAGGTTTACCTCGATTTCCCAAAGTATTTTGGCCGAACAAAAAATGGACAAAAAAATGTCCAAAAAAAAAATTCTCAAAATACTTTGGCGAAAAAAAAGTGAACTTTTTTGGGAAATCTGATTGTGAGCATAATGCTCTAAAACACGATTTTCGTTGATTTTTTTGTTACGATAAAATTTTTTGGACTTTTGAAAGTTTTCAAAGAAAAGTATTTAGGCAGGAAATATTATATCCTCATAAGATATAAATGGATATACAAATCCAGCTAAATCCGGCCAAAAAATTTTCCTGTGATTATTGTGATTATACATGCAGCAAATTATCTAACTGGAAAGATCATATCGCCACCCGTAAACACAAAATAAAGTCTCAAGGATATAAAGAGGATATAATTCCGGCCATAATTCCGGCTGAAAAAAATGAAAATTTAACAGAATATGTATGTGAATGTGGAAATAACTATACATATTATTCCGGATTATGGAGACATAAAAAGAAATGTAAATCTAATATTATAAACTTGAATGAAAATGTTATTCGCCCAAATACTTCCTCAAGCGACGTTGAAAAACTAACCGCCATGTTCATTGAAAGTATAAAACAAAATCAAGACTTTCAAAAACAGATGTTTGAGCTTATGAAAGAAAATATGGCAGTTACAAACGTTCATTCTAACAATACTACGAATAGTCACAACAAGTTCAACCTGAATTTATTTTTGAACGAGACCTGCAAGGACGCCATGAATATAAAAGATTTCATTGATTCTCTCCAAGTACACTTCAAGGACTTGGAATACAATGGAGAGAATGGCTACGCCGCAGGCATTTCTAATATCTTCTTGCGTGAACTCAATCAACTTGATGTTTGTAAGAGACCTATTCATTGCAGTGATGCCAAGAGAGAAATTTTTCATATAAAAAATGAAGATAGCTGGGACAAAGAACGCGAACTCTTGATAAAGTGTATCAAGCAGATAACCCGAAAAAATGTTATACTGTTGGCAGATTGGAGAGAAGCCCACCCAGGCTGTATGGATTTGCATAACAAAAAAAATGATCAATACAACAAGATAAATTGCGAAACCCTTGGTCCCTATTTGGACGACGAAGAGTTGAGATGCTTTAATAAAATCATTAGCAATGTGGCGAAAGCAACTGCAATTGACAAAAAGTGTGGAGGCTCTATGATAAAATAAAGTTTTATTGCGTTATTATAAGTAGAATGGCAAAATATATGACGAAACAAAATGGCACAATGACTTTATTTTGTTTGGCGGTTGTTATAGGCTGTGCATTTTTTAGGAAGTCTGTTGTTGAAGGACATGGGGGAGGTGGTGGTGGAGGCGGAGGTCATGGTGGAGGCGGTGGTGGAGGACATGGAGGAGGCGGGGGAGGACGCGGTGGCGGTGGACGTGGTGGAGGAGGAAGAGGCGGGGGTGGTTGGGTAGGTGGTCACGGTCATGGACACGGATACGGTCCAGGGGTAGGTGCAGGTGGAGGCGCTATTGCGTTTAACCCGCTCTACTATGGAACATACGATGATTACTATTATTATTCTAGACCAGGTCTAAGAGAAGTATATTATGTTGATGAGCCCATTCTTCAAGATACCGGAAGTTACAGCAATCCTACTACCTTTTGGCAAGGATTTTTAGGCGGTAGTTTCATTGTGGTAATAATTATAGCAATATATAACATAGTACGTAAATAATAAATGAAAGACCCTTTTTATAAAAATTTATCAATATGGGGTAAACTTCTCATGCTTATATGTGTTATCATGATTATATACAGTTTTTATCTAAGAATGGCTCCAAAGATGGAAGGATTTCAACAAAATGATGACTTTATTGTAAAACAAGGATACGAGATATACGATGATTTTTATGCAGATATATATGACCACATGATTTTTAGTCATAACAAAAATAATTTTGAAATAGGAAAAATAATAAATGAGACGACTCCTACAACAGAAAGTATTATATTGGACGTTGGTTGTGGAACAGGTCATCACGTAAACATATTGAACCATAAAGGATACAATGTTACTGGAGTTGATGTATCTCCTGCTATGATAAAAAAGGCAAAAGAATATTATCCAGCATGTAATTTCAAAGTCGGTGACGTGACAAGGGGAAAAGAGTTTAGCCCAAGCTCATTTACCCATATTCTTTGTTTATACTTTACCATCTACTATTTTGAAAATAAGGACTTGTTCTTCAAAAATATGATGAGGTGGTTGAAGCCTGGAGGTTATTTAGTGGTTCATTTAGTAGATAGAGAGCACTTTGATCCCATTCTTCCTGCTGGAAATCCTCTTATCTTAGTGAGCCCACAAAAATACGCGAAAGAAAGGATTACAAAAACTTCTATTGTGTTTTACGATATGGAGTATAAAGCGAATTTTACTTTGGACGCAAATAAAAATATTGCCAAATTTGATGAAAAATTTACAGATAAAAAAACAAGAAAGGTTAGGAAAAATGAACACGTTTTTTATATGGAAACAGAAAAACAAATTATGTCAAGAGCTCAAAATGCGGGGTTCATTTATCACGAGAAAATAGACTTGCTCAAGTGTGGATACGAATATCAATATTTGTTTGTTTTTATGAAGCCCAATTGAGTAGGGAACCCAAGTTCCCCAAAAAAAATGAAATCGTTTTGTGTGTAGAAGATATATACACACAAACCAGTTATTAGACAAGGATCTTAAAAAATGAACGTTATTCTAACGATGTGTTACGCTATGATTGTATATTTGTTTGTTGTACTTGTATTATTTATTGCAGAGTCAACTGGTAATCGGCGTCATTTACGTGGAGAGCCTGTGATTAGACCCACAAAACAAAAGAAGATCACTTCATTGCGAGCAAGACTATTTACACCCAAAAACAGACAGTACACTTCGTGCTCTTTTCCTGGGTCTGTTCCTAGACAAGTTATCAATACAAGTGAATCAAAATACTTTTCAAACGATTCTAGTACAGTGGACACTTTTACAACAAATACGACGGAAATAATAGACTTTGTTTCAAATAAAACAATGTATGCAAAAATTATTGTGTAAAATTGAACTAAAAGCCGTTTTGTAACTTTGTATTTTTGTTTTTTATTCGTTTATTGTATAGCTATCCAGGATATATATGACACTATCCATAAAAAATCAATCTAAATCTATTAATAAGACGAAAACAGCGAGACGAAAATACAGTTCAAACAAATCTACACCTGCCCTTAGTGCAACGGGTAAAAAATTTGAAGGAAACTTGGTCTGCACATTTCTGCAAATGTTGAATACTGTAAAACTATATCATTGGAAAACAATCAGCTATGCAACACACAAGGCAACGGACGAATTGTATTCAAAGTTGGGCGAAAACATTGACAAGTTTGTTGAAGTTTTACTTGGAAAATATGGTAATCGTATCAATTTAGTAAAAACAAAAAGTATTCCATTGAAGGACATGTCTTCTCCAGAAGAGTTCAAGAGAGAAATCATAAAATACAAAACCTTTTTAATGAACTTGGACAACGATTCTACAATGAAACAGATGTCAAATAGCGACTTGTTCAATATTCGTGATGAAATCGTGGGAGACTTGAATCAATTTTTGTATTTGTATACGTTCAAGTAAGTATGATGTCAACACACAAGCAAGTATTACCGGGAAAAAAATATTGTTATAAATTAGTAGTGTAATACACAATGATAGGCAACCATATTATTGTGGATATTCATGAAATTCCAAATGAGATATTTCAAAAAATGGCAGAAGATAACTATACCTCTTTACATCAATGTATTTCTATAAGTTTGAAAAAACATGGCATGAATTTGATAAATTATAGTATCAAAGATTTTGAAAATCCTCCCGGCGCTTTCACCTCGCTTTATCTACTTTCCGAATCGCATTTGAGTTTACATTCTTGGCCGGAACTAAATTATATTGCAATGGATTGTTTTACATGCGGACCATGTGATACAAATCAAGTTGTGGAAGACGTTCTCTCTTACTTGAATCCGGGTAAAGTAAATAAGAAGGTTATTCTTCGTGGAGAAAAAAAATCTTCCTGACATGGTCACTACGACGTTTTTCCTGCTAAATACGTTAATCTTTAGCAAGAAGGTAAATGCTGCAAATTGCTAGTGCAATTCCTATCAACTTTTTCATAGTGAATGATTCCCTCAAGATAAACATACTTCCGGCTACGATAATTACAACGGGTAATACTTTAGTAAGTATAAAAATAATCAACGGATTATGGTTGTTATTCAATTCAAATATCATGAATGTTGAAACAACACCAATTACAGAAATCAATATTATACACCCTACTTGTGCAAGTGTAAGTTTTTGTAGTCGTTTCACGGTTTGACCTGCCTTTTTCATGAAAAGTTTACGATCTTTACAAAAATAATAAATAACCAGCATAGTAATCAATATGATATCTACAATATAAGAAATATACAAGAACTCTTCGCTTTCAAGAGTTGTCAATACATGTTTTGTAACATATGGAATAATAGATTTCATAAAGGAAAAGCTGAATAAATACGCATACATGATTCACTCTTTCTTATACTACAAATATATAAAAATATAAATCATAACACAAAGTATTTATTGTTGGCGCTTCACTGCTGTTATTTATTTTCTCGTGAAATTTTAAAGATTCAGTAGTATATATGGATTATTTTCAAACAAATAATGGCAGTGGAACTTCCACATCATCATATTCACAAGGTTCTGATTATTTGTCGTCGTCATCGTCGTCAGCAACATCATCTAAATCTGGAATGAATATTTTTCTTGTAGTGGGAATGATTTTATTTTTGTTTATTGCATATATTTTTTATAGCTTTTACATGAAAGTTCTTATTAATGGTGGTCACATGAATGATACTGCTTCTCAAAAAATTTCATTGTTTGGTTCTTATTTTTACAATTTTTTTACGTCAGTTCCTGGATCTTCTACTACAGATGCAAGTGGAAACTCAACTAGTAAAACCAGCGACTCTAGTGGAAATATATTCGTTAATGCGTTGAATTATTATTATGGTTGGACTCAACCAAAGTCAACAGATACTTCAAATAATTCTCTGACGAAAGCACCTGTAGCTGGAAAAGACGCATCTGGTAATGCCGTCTCCTCAACACAGACCAAAGACGCATCAGGTAATGCCGTCTCCTCAACACAGACCAAAGACGCCTCGGGTAATGCAGTCACTGCATCATCGCCTCCTTACCCAAATACAAATACAACTTCAATTAAACAGCCTGGAACAAGTGTAGGCGATCAATCTGCTGGACAAAATCCCAGTAACGCACTTACAATTTCTCTCAAGTATGGTGGGCGCGACGACCATCACCAACAGCAGCTGTACAATTTGCCTCAGTCACAAGACTACTGTGCAGATGAATCATGTAGTGTGATTCAAAATGGGGTGCCTCAATCTAAAGCGGGTTGGTGTTATATTGGAACCGATCGTGGGTTTAGAAGTTGTGCGCAAGTAAGCGAAACGGATAAATGCATGTCCGGGCAAATTTTCCCAAGTCAAAATATTTGTGTAAATCCAAGCTTGAGATAGCGGGGAACCCAGGCTCCCTACTTTGTAAAATAAATCGCACTAACCAATCCCTTGTAATTATCTGGAAATTTGTCGCCACCACTACTTGCTTGCGACAAGTTTTGTCTAGGATAATAAGTTGGAACAAATCCATCGTTGTAGCATAAATTGATAATAGTACCAGGAACATCTGATGCGCTTGTAGGTGTGCAGTAATTGACACTTGTAGACTCCAAAATTTGTCCAGTGCAAATATTTTGCGTAATTGTACAAATGAGATTTCCTCCTTCTGGAATGACAACCGGCGTTGGAGGAGCTGGAGGAGGGACAACATCTGGAATAACTGCTTTCAAAATAGAAGGAACCGGTGGTGGTAAAGGTGGAAGTACCGGACCAGGTACCGGAGGTAGACCAGTTCCCGCTGGAAGCGCGGACGGTGTAGGATAAACAATTGGTTTCGTGCAAGTTACAGGCGAATTAATAGGCGCGCCATTCAAGGTAACCGTTGTATAATTCACTTGTTTCAAACTTTTCGTGTTAGGTTGTGAAGAGGTTTGCGATTGCGAAGCATAGGTGGTGTTGCGGTTTGTCCACATACCTTTCGCAATTTGAGAGTACCTTTGCCGTTTTGTTAAATTTGAGCTATTATTTTTGTACTGCAAGACATTTCCTTTGAATAGAATAGCCAGTTCATTTGGCACATCTCCGATAGGTACAATTTTATTAATGATGGGGATATAGATGTATTGTGCTGTATAGTCACCGCCAGGATAAGTACACGGCGATTGAACGCGACTCCAGACGCGTGTTGGTGCTGGATTATAATAACAAATAGGAGCCATCTTATATTTGTTATTTATTTATTTTAGTGGCGAACCCAGATTACCCAGCTATGTCCACCGGTTCCAGCTATGTCCACCGGTGCCCCAAAAATTGAAATTTTAAAAAACCATAAGGAGGTTTTTTCCAATAGTATAAATCTCATTAGCATATGTGGAATGAGATTTTTACAGTTGCTAAAAAATAATTATAGGAG